AGCACACCAAACTCTCCTACCTTGTGCGCCTGTGACCGCCACCCCTCGCCTAATATGACCACTTCCCAACGCCTACACCTCCGCGCCTCTCTCCTAGAGCTTGCCCGCCTGATTTTCGGAACGCTCCTAATCGCTGCCGCTGTCGTCTCTCTCCCGTTCCTTTTTGCCATCCTCTAACCTCAACCCCGCCAAAATATGACCACTAAAGAAGCCTTTAACCTCATCATGGAGTCTGAGCTTTTCCGGCTTAATGGCCCGAAAATTGACCTCCCTGATGCCCTTATTAACCTCGCCCGCGCAATCAACGCCGAGGACGAAACAGATTGGAGCCTTGGCGAGTGTCTCGAATGCTCGCTAGATTCGCTAATCGTAGGAGCCTATTGGAGCCTCACGGAATGGCACGGCGGGCAATCCTCGCCGGAATATGCCGCTTTTTGCGCTCTCGGCTCCATCTTCTCTCCCGGCATGTCTAGCCCTCCCGAAAGCTCCGAAGATGGGCCGGAATGGGAGGCATACGAAGCATGCAATCGCTGGTTTGAATCGCGCCAGCCCGTAAAACTTCGCGGCCTTGATTGGTCTAACCGGAATGAGCCTCTTAACGAGTAGCCATGAACTCAGCCTCTAACCCTCAACCCCGCCAAAATATGACCTGCATCCAACTCTGCCACACAGTTACCGCCAAGGGCCACTTCTACTTTATCGACAGCAAGCGAGTTTCCCGTGATGAGTTCCTAGCCGCTAAATTCCAGCGTCGGCAGGATTGCTTTATCACTCGCGCCACAAAGCACGCCGTTCGCAATTTCTCCACCGTTTATGCTTGAGGAACAAAAGCGCCTAGAAACCGCCCTTTCCCGCATCTTTGCCCTCTGCGACGCCAACCGCGCCGCGATGCTCAAAGCTCGCGAGGATGCCAAACTTTCCGCCGCTCGCTACTGGTGGCAGGATGAACAAGAAACCACGAAAACCAAACGCTAAACAAACCACGCCCACAACATGCACGACCCAAACAACTACCGCTCCCACTATCGCCGCACATCCGAACGCCTCGCCCGCGAAAAGCGGCTCAAGCAAACCTTTACCGGCTTCTGCCTCACAACTGGGGCCGTCCTTCTCGCCGTCATTATCGCCCTGCTTCATTCTTAACCCCTTCAAACCTCACGAAACACGCTATGAAATACATCCAAACCAAAGAAGGCCAGATTTACCGCGTCCATAACCCTGAAACTTGGGAAGGCTCCACCGTCCTTTCTGACAAAGCAGGAAAAGCCGCTTGGCGCAAACAACGAAAAACCATGCTCCGCGATTGGATCAAACCCGGCGCAACGGTTTACACCGTGCTTAAACACGTTTCAAAGTCCGGCATGAGCCGCCGCATCACTCCACTTATCGTCCATCCTGACGGCGAGATTATGAACATTTCCGGCCTTGTTTCTGACGTGCTGGAATGGCGATACAATGACGAGGGGTCCGTTGTCGTAGGCGGATGCGGCATGGATATGGGCTTTCACCTTGTCTATTGCCTGTCCTCTACCCTGTTTCGCGATCAAGGTCACGATTCCGGCTACGCCCTCAAGCATCGCTGGTTGTGACCCCATACACGGCGCATCCTTCGCGGGTGCGTCGTAATGGCTTCACTGCCAGAACAAAAACAACGAACACGAAACGCTATGCAAAACGAAACTTGGAAAGCATCGGACGCATCACGCGCCGATTACCTCGGCACAATGGAGATTGAGACAAAATCAGGCGACTTTCATATCTTTGAAGTCCTACTAATCCCCGGCGACCGTTATATTTTCGGAGGGGCTTGTAATGCTGGATTTCTTGAATCCGGCTTTATGCGCCTTGAAAGTGACGAGGGTGAAATGTCAGAGCTTAACAACCAGTTAACCGCATACTATGACGAAGGCCCGCAATATGCGCCACGCCTCGTTTGCAACGAACGCATGTAGGTCGAAACCGGCTCCGCGCCGGTCTGTCGGGCTGCTCTTCCGGCACTGATGAGACAGAGCAAACCAAAACACAAACACCGCCAGCATATATGATACACATCCCACAAAACCCCGCCGCCTACATCGCCGCCAATCACGTTGTCGGCTTGTCCATTGACCGCCTCCCTTCCGGTCAAGTGCTCGCCTGCGAAGTCCGCCAAGACGAGGCCGGTCAGCTTCGCGTTCCCCTCGGCTCCATGTCCACCGCCGATTTCTACGCCCTCGCCGCCCGTCTCCGCGTGGACATCCTCCCCTCTCAATTCGCCACGGCTCAAGAACGCGCTGCCTATCGCCAGCAAATCGCACGCAATGAGGAACGGGCCGCGATGGCTGCGGAGATTCGCGGGGCCCGTAAAGATGGAAAGGGGGAGGCTTGAGAAAATGAACCATCCCGACTTTGACCCGCAAGAAGGCATCAACCTCCACGAGCGCGACCACCGCATCGAGTTCCTCATGCGCTGGCGCGATCAAGAACAGGCCAAGCACGGCAGCAACGAGCCGCCGTTTCAGCGTCTGAAAGAGATCGCTCTCGCGCTGCGTCACCTCGAGCAGCGCCTTGAATCCATCTCCATGGTTGTCGCTGCCCGCGATGCCGCTGCACGACCTCACAGCGGCCTTTGAGACGCTCTGGCGCATTACTTGCAAGGATCACCCTCAACCCCTCGCCGCTCCCTTTCGCCGGGGAGCGGCTTCTTTCTCCCCATGTTTTCCCGCCCTCGCTCCCTCGCCCGCTTCCTTGTCTCCTACGCCATCGCAAGCCGATCCCACTGCATCACCCTGCCCGGCCAAAGTGCCGCCGCCATCCGCCAGAACTGGAAGCGCCCCGGCTCTCGCCTGCTATCGGTTGTCGAATGCGATACCAACGGCCTGCCGGTCTAAGAGCCGCGAAAAGAGCCGCAAACCTCTTGAACTCCTCGCTGAATTACCGTAAGGTTACTACCTCCATGAAAAACAAAACAACGCTCGCCTATCATTTCACGTCCGAAACCCTTCGCGATGGATCACCTATTCCTAAAAAGGGCGAATGGCTCCTTCACAAAGGCCCAGTTATCCCATGCCAAAGCGGACTGCACGCCAGCCTTCATCCATTCGATGCGCTCAAATACGCTCCCGGAAATTTCCTCCACTTGGTTGAGGTTGGGGGTGAAATCAAAAAACATGACGATGACAAAATCGTTAGTAGTAAGCGCAAAATACTCAAAACAATCGATGCTGAAAAGCTGATGCGAGATTTTGCTAGGTGGAATGCGCTTCAAGTTTTGCATCTCTGGCCCAATCCTCCAGAGGTCGTGGTTCAGTATATCAAGACTGGCGATGAGTCGATTCGGGCTGCGGCATGGGCTACAACACAAGATGCGGCATGGGCGGCATGGGCTACAACACAAGATGCGGCACGGGCTGCGGCATTGGCTGCGGCACGGGCTGCGGCACGGGATGCGGCACGGGCTGCGGCACGGGATGCGGCACGGGCTGCGGTATGGGATGCGGCACGGGATGCGTTTATCAAAAAATCACGCCGCAAATTTGCATCAATGGTCAATGCAGCATTTGAAAACGCTTAAATTCATGCGCTTCACCCGTTACGGCGAACCATCATCCCGAGAAATCGACGCGCTTAGACAGCCTCCCCACTGCCCCGTTTGTGGCGACGACGTGCCGGAATACGGCGACACCTGCGAAAATTGCGATATGAAACCCTTACTCAAAGCCCAAGAGCCGCAAAAACCTCAAAACCTACGCGCAGGCGACCGCGTTCGTCATCCCCTTCGAGGTGAAGGCGAAGTTCTCCGCGTGGATGGAACTCTGATCCGCGTTTCGTTCGGCGAGACTTGGGGCGTTCTGCCGGAAAACTCAGTCCGCAAAATATGACACTCCGCCCATCCATCCAGATCGACGCGGCAACTCGCTACTGCCTCGACCGCCAGATCACCTTCGACAAGCCTGTGTGCCTCCTCGATTCCTCTCTCATCCGCAAATTGCCGCTTCCCGGCTTTTTCAAACCCCGCAAACGCAAAGTAAAACGCCTCGCTATAACTGAAACCAGACAAGCAAATTGATATGAAAATCGACATTCAACGCCTCCGCAATCTCACCACTGGACGCCTTCACACTAAGATGGATCACATTTATGAAGACCTTGGCCTTATTACTGGCGAATCAGGCCTTATGACTCACATGCTGCCAAGAGCAATGCGCGCATGCGAGCCTTGGCTTCGAGAGCACATCTCAGACCAACGCTTTTGGAACGATCAATACGACATTACGCACACGGGGGAATTCACCATTCCAGAGCCAACAGCAGAAGATCGTAAAGTAATGTTTCAACGCTACTGCGACCAGCCAAATCCACCGCCGAATTTGCGTGCCACGCTGCGCCCGTATCAGCGGCAAGGTTTCGCTTGGTTGAAGTCCATGACGCACATGGGCCTCTACGACGAAGCCGCTGAAGCACTAGACGCTGTTCTCAAAATCCACACCGACCGCCATCCAGACCGTGATCGCATGGCCGTTCAAAACGGCGCAATGAGAGGCCTGATCCTTTCCTGTGCCGCCATGCCATCCTTGTTCCCCAACTTCATCGACAACCTCAAACGTGTATCGCAATGAACCCCGAACTCGAACTCTTCCTCATCGCCTTCATCTCAGGAGCCGCGACCATGCTTCTGATCGTCGTTCCTATCTGGCTTCACTTCGACAAGAAGAGCCGCATTCAGCACCTCATCGACACGGCTGCGTCGTTTGATCGCGGCTACGATCTGGCGCGGAAACAGACCGTTTTTGTTCCTCATTCGACTTGCGCGAAGGAATGAATAGCCGTAAGCTTACTCCGTGCCCGGCACACACCAAGGTTATTAGCGTGACCTGTGACAATTGAACCTCCAGTTGGGAATGCCGGAGAGGTGAATTTCAAAACCATACACCACACCAATAAAAACACCATGCAAGAAGAGCTAGAAATCCTGAAACCCGAACGCATCACCGCCATCGAGCAAGTCACCCGAGCGGAAGTTGATACGCAAATCAGCACCGCAAAGAAGTATCCTCGCACGCTATCCAAGGTTAAGGCTGACATGCTTTCCTTTGCCACTCTGGATCAAGAAACTGCCGAGAACTGCTTCTACACCTTGCCTCGCGGAGGAAAAAGCATCCAAGGTCCGTCTGTTCGTTTGGCTGAAATCGCCGTTTCTTGCTATGGCAACCTTCGTGCCGGTAGCCGCATCATCGACACTGTTTCCACTGGCGACAGTCCGCATGTGGTGATTCAGGCTGTTTGCCATGACCTCGAAAAGAACGTGGCTGTTACGGTTGAAAAACGCCGTCGTATCGTTGGTAAAAAGTCCAAGGGTGGAGCGATTGATGAGGATGACATCAACCTTGCTGCCAATGCAGGCGCAGCTATTGCGTTCCGTGATGCAGTGTTCAAAGTTGTTCCGGGTGCGCTCATCAAACCAATTTTCGAGCAAGCTAAGCAGGTCGCCATCGGTGACGCAAAGACGCTCGCTGAACGTCGCCAACGCGCCGTTGAATCGTTTGGTAAAATGGGCGTTCAAAAAGACAAGATTCTAGCTCTTCTTAACAAGCGTTCTGTTGACGACATCGACCTCGCTGACCTTGAAACGCTTTTCGGTTTGCATACCGCCATCAAGGACGGCCAGACGACTATTGATGAGGCTTTCAGCAAGGAAACGGTTAAAGCTTCCCTCAACCTGCCATCCGCTCAGGAGGAAACCGAGTGATTATCCTCGAAGATAGCATTTACAGGCCGCACCCGGCGCTAAATTACTCGGCAGCCAAGTCGCTTCTGAAGTCGCCCAAGCACTTCCAAGCATCACTCAATCGCAAGTTTGAGCCATCGCGTGAAATGCAGATTGGAACCTACGTCCACGAAATTGTGCTGGAAGGCAAGTCACCATCCTACATTGTTCGTCCTGCTGACATCGACCTCCGCACCAAAGAAGGAAAGGCATGGCGCGACAAAAACGCAGGTCGTGAAATCCTGTCACCAGATGACGATGCCGCTGTCCGCATGGCTGCTGATGCCGTTCGTAAAAGTGCGGATGCTCAGTATCTCCTTGGTCGCTGCCCAAATCGTGAGCATGGCATCGTGCAAACTTTTGGCGGCATTGAAATTAAGGGCAAGCTGGACGCTTACGGGACTGATGAAGCTGGCAAGCCGATCATCGTGGATTTCAAGACCACATCCAATGCCGATCCTGAAGAATGGGGCCGCAAAGCATTTAGCCTGCGCTACCCAATGCAGACTGCATGGTATCAGTCACTTCTAGCTTTGGAACTTGGCCTTGACGAACCTCCAGCCTATTTCTGGCTGTGCGTAGAGACACAAGAGCCTTACGACGTGGTAATCTATCAGCCGCCAGAAGAAGCTCTGGAAATTGGACGCGCTCAGATGAAACACTGCGTTGAACTCTACAAGACCTGCAAAGAAACCGGCAAATGGCCCGGTTACTCTCGCGGTATTATCGAACTCGAAGTCCCAAGCTGGGAGCGCAAACGCTGGATCAAATAATCACCCTCAACACACACATAAAATGGCAACGCCCATCATCCTCAAAATCGACGTTAAGAAAATCAACAAAGAGTGGCTCTTTGCTGGCAACAAGGGAACCTACCTCGATGCAGTGATCTACGAAAATGATCGCGAATCACAGTTCGGCGACACTCACGTCGTTAAGCAAAACCCGCCCAAGGAGGCCCGCGATAAAGGCGAGAAGCCTGTCATCATTGGCAATGGCAAATGGATGCCTCAACGCGGAGGTCAGCAACAAGCTCGTCCAGCGCCACGTCAGCAAGCAGCTCAATCTTCTGGAGACAATCTTGAAGGCGATGAAATCCCCTTCTAGCATTTTACTTTAATCACTCAACAACCGAGGGGCGCGGCTCGACAACGCGCAAAACCTAGCTTACAGTTACCTATATGACCGAAGAACAATTCAACGAGCTACTATTTTGCATCCGATTAGGATTCTCCGGAGTTATTGTAATGCTCTGGCTCATTGGACTCAAAATCAAAAATCAATAACATGACCACCGAACAAATCGACACCATCAACGCAATCGCCGAAGAGCTTTACGCCAACGCAAAGAATAAAGGCTTCCACGACGACGATTTTAACCTATCTGACATTATTTTGATGTCAAAATGGACCGCCAACCTTCACGGAGAAATCTCAGAGCTTTGGGAATCCGCCCGCAAAGGCCAGCTTCACGCACCCTGCGACAAGGATTGCCCACTTACTCAAGCTGAAGAGGAATTCGCTGACATCTTCATCCGTTGCTGTGATTCCGCCAAAGCCTTCGGAATCGACCTTGGCCGAGCCGTCCACATCAAGGCGCAATACAACGCATCCCGCCCTCACATGCACGGTAAACTTGCTTGAATATGAAACCACCAAACCAAAAGACCTGCACCATCGGCGAAATGCTGGAATGGGCCGCAACAAACAACGGAAAGGTAAAGGCTTCCATTCAAGAGATTATTAATGATGTCCTAGCGGATATTCAGGAACTCAACCTTATCAAGTTTGCCAAATTCCATCAACGAAAGTGGATTAAGGAGGCGATTGACCGAGTTAAATCTCTACCGCATCTCAAACGCCTTCAAATCGTAGATGTTCGCGCTCCTCATATTCATTCCAAAGACAAGTATCGTCTTAAGATTGCATGTGATTACCTTGGATACGATCTGCATCACAACGGTTATCGCTTTTTCACCATGCCAAAAAAGGCAGCAACTTTTACCAAGCCATGCTAATCTCCCTCATCATCGAAGAACTTCAGCGCATCAAAGAAACGCACGGCGACGTTCCCGCTGAAGTAAAAGTCCAGTTCACGGCCTCGCATGTCTGCGGTGGCATCATTGACATAAAATATCGCTCAACTGGCATTGGCAAGCCGTTCGTTCAAATCGTAGCTCAAGAGAAATGAATACCATCCATGCGTCTTGCGATCCCGGCATCAATGGCGGCATAGCCTTCATTCCTGACAACGATCCATCAAAGGCTTGGGCTGTAAAAATGCCTGAGACTTTGACTGACTTGTGGGATGTTTTCTTCAACATCGGCTTTGAGTGCAATAAGATTCACTGCTGTCTCGAAAAGGTGCATTCGTCTCCGCAAATGGGCGTAACTTCAGCCTTCACTTTCGGCCAAGGATTCGGCCATCTCGAAATGGCGTTGACTGCTGCCAAGATTCCATTCACCTACGTCACTCCTCAGAAGTGGCAGAAGGAGCTTGGATGCCTGACTGGTGGGGTAAAGAACGTGAGCAAATCCCGCGCTCAGCAGTTGTTTCCGCATATCAAATGCACGCATAGTATATCTGACGCCTTGCTTATTGCTGAGTATTGCAGGCGAACCATCAAATGACATGCCCAACATCAAAGCCTCGCCAGCCCATCGTCTCGCCCACCGTCTTGCGTCCACGCTGTCAGCAACGAAAGCCGACAAGGAAGAAGTGACGAAGATTCTGATCGACCTGTTGGCGCATCAGATTGCCAGCTACCATCCGATTCACCGCCTGAGTTTGTGGGACGCCGCTGTTGACGAACTGGATGCGATGGTGGAGATTTTCTCAACGATAGTAGACAAACAATATGAACGAAATTGAAATACCGACACCAAGGACAGATGCTGCCTTCAACTCTGGTGAGTTTAATACTCAAGAACGATCTATGCAGTTCGCTTGCCAGCTCGAACGCGAGAATGCCAGCCTCAAAGCCGAACGCGAACGCCTCAACACAGAGCTTTCCAACATTTGTTCCATGGCAGACGCCCACGATGCAGCCGAGGCCTGTGAGGTTATTCGGGCTATGCGTGAGGCGATCAAGCTGGCGCATGCGACGTTGCAAGATGCAACCGACAACTGTCTCTGGCGCTCAGATCAAGAGCACCCGCTCAGCACGGATGAAAGCCAGCGGATTTACAATCTAGCCATCGAAACCATCGCCAAACTTCAACCCTACCTCAAATGAGCGACTACACCGAAGAAAAACCCCTCGATAAAACCGAAAAAGCCGTCATGGCCGGAAGCTGCGTCGTCGTTGGCCTTATGGCCTGCGGATGGCTGACACTTGGCCTGCTGCTGGTTGTGGCGTTGATTAAGTTTGTGGCGGGGTGACATTTATGGCTTGCTGGCGCACCGAGATTTTGTCCGCATTGAGATTACCAACAGCGGACCTAGACAGGTCAAGATCATGGCTCATCGAAGGAGGCCGAAGCAGGAGGGTGACTGCATGTGGGACTACCATCCGTCCTTGGATGACCTGATTGCGATGGCGGAGGCCGCGAAGGGGTGACAGCTTTTATCAAAACTCAATTTTTACCATTATGTGTGATTGTGAAATGCCAGAAGTGTTTACTCTTACCAAGAGAAAAGCCAAAAAGCGTCACCGATGCTGCGAATGTCGAGGATGGATCGAGATTGGTGAAAAATACGAATATACTTCGGGTATTTGGGATGGTGAACCGAGCGATTACAAGACCTGTTTGGGTTGCGCTGAATTGCGTGATGAGCTGAGTAAAATTAGCCAATGCTGCATTCCATTAACCGGGCTGCGCGAGGAGCTTATGAACTACTCAGATTACAATGACGACCAAGAAAGCAGGGTTGCGCCTCTTCTTGGAAGATTTGAGGCTATTCGCATCCAACGAGGTGTTACCATTTGCCCGGTTTATCAACAAGAAGAAAGCGGAACTGATTTATGAAAACACAGAAACACTACCCTGTCTCACAGACACCCCACCCCTGTCCTACAGAAACCACCCCCCTGTCTGTGGGACACCCAAAGGTAATCCAAGAAGGTAATCCATATATTCCCGAATTAAAAAATTCGGGTCACGAACCCCTTGAGTTATTTTCTTTTCCCAAACCAGTCGAGAAGGTGGAGATTCAACACTCAGCACCTAAAAAACGCGGCAGACCTCCAAAACCGGCTGATCCTCGACACCAAGAAGTGAAAGACATGTGGATGGAGCTTTGGAATGAGCGTTTTTCGACACCATACTCCTTCCATGTGAAGGACGCTGTTCACCTGAAGGCCTTTTTAGCATCCAATCCATCCTTGCCAGTCTCAAAAATGAGAGAAGCCTTGGAAGGAATCTGGTCACTAGAAGTGCAAAAAGGAGCATTTGCCTCAAATTCCATTCGTATTCTCAACCTTTGCGACCTGTGCCTTCGCTGGAATACCATTATCGGACACCTTGAACAATGACAACCGAAGAACTCCTCGCAACCCTAAACGCCCCTCTCCCCGCCTCCAAGGAAGCCGAGGAAGGCCTCATCTCCTGCCTGTTCTTCAATCCCAACTGGTGCGACGAGGCTCCACCGGCAGAGCAGTTCTACCATCCTAGCCGCAGGACGATCTACTCCTTCATCCTCGACCAGTATTCCCGAGGAAAGCCGGTAGATGCCGCCTCAGTCACCCATCTTCTACGCCAAAACGGGGAACTCGAATCCATTGGAGGACCGGCCTACGTCACCGATCTGGCCTGCATGCCGGTAATTCCGTCTCATTTCTCCTATTTTTCCGAGATTTTGAAGCGCAATTTCCAGTTCAGAACCATGATTCATGCCTGCGCCTCTGGAATACACGCTATAAGGCGATTTAACGAGTCGGAGGACGTTTCCGCTGCCGACATACTCGGAGGGGTCCAAAGGGCTGTAAATGAGGCTATTGTGGAGGACGGAAGCCCCGATGTGGAATTTCGACCCCTTCCCGACATCATCAATGCCGTAGTTGACCAAATGGAGGAGCGGGCAAGGAACCCCGGACGAATTCCCGGCATCTCGACGGGTTTTCTCAAACTTGACGAGTATTCTGGCGGTCTGGAGGACGGAACTTTGACCGTTATTGCCGCTAAACCATCCGAAGGAAAGTCGGCTATCTGCCGCCAAATGGTCGAAAATGCCTGCCTTAACGGCCATCTTTGCGACATTTTCACCGTGGAAATGACGGATGTTCAGGAAGTTACGCGTCTTTTGTGCTCTCAGGCAGGGGTTGATGCTCAAAACATGAAGCTCGGGATGCTTACCCGAGGGGAGCAGATGAGCCTGAGTGCCAAGATGGGGAAGGTCGCTCAATGGAATCTGAGAGTGATTGATTCAGCTAACTTAACCATTGAGAAGATTTGCCGGGCAGTCATCAAACGCTCCAGACAGCGGAAACCGGGCCAGAAATACATCGTAGTCGTGGATTACATCCAGATTTGCTCCACTGCCGAAAATACCGCCAATCGGGAACGGGAGGTGGCTCACATCACGAAGACGGCCAAGCAGTGCGCCAAGGCCACTGGAGCCTGCTTCCTGATGCCTTCACAGCTTAACGACATGAACGAGGCCCGAGAATCCCGCGCCATTGAGCAGGATGCGGACAATTTCTGGATGATCGTGGAACCTGAGAGCAAGGAGGCTCCGAAGAAGGCTTGGCAGAAAAAGGAGGAAAAGGAGCCGAATGACGACCGGGATTTGTTCCTCAAGAAGACCCGCAACGGCCAGCGGAGGAAGCGAGTGCCGCTGAAGTCCAACATGCGTTACTTCCGATTTGAACCGCGAGGAACCGAAGAATCTTGACACCATCAACAAATTAACGTAAGGTTGAATTCGATATGACAATCACCACAAAATACGACATCGGCGAAACGGTTTGGTTCATGGAAGACAACAAAGCCTGTTCGGCAACAATTAAATCATGTGAATTAGATGTGGGTAGTAATAACATCCATACCGTTTACACGGTGAGTCATCCAAGTCATAAATGCGTAAAATACGCAGAAGTCCATCTTTTCCCAACCAAAGAAGCCCTACTTGCCAGCCTATGACCACAAAACAAACCGCCGACCAGCTTCGCCTTGCTGCTGAAATCTTTGAGACGGGGCATCCGTTTGAGTATTCCACAAATATAGGGGTTTGGATAAAAGCTCAAAGCGGTCTTTTGGTTCAAAAAGACCCAATCCAATTTATTGTAGCCGGTCATAAAATCCGCCCCATCCTCGCCACACCTCCTTATCCCGCAGAGCTACACAACCCGGACAATCTGACGGCTGAGCAGGTTGGGGTTGGTTGGAGGCTTTTGCTAAAAGGGGAATCAAATGTAGGCCTTCCACCGTCTCATTCTGGATCAAGGAAATGCGAAGGATGGGAAGGATTTTGGAACAAAAAAATGGATAATGGCTCTAATGTAAGATCAACTTACCGCCTTCCTCTCACCACACCTTGGCCCGAACCAGCCAAAGACGAACCCGCGTGGATTCCTTGGGATGGTGGAGAGTGTCCATTGAAAGATGATGAGGTGGAGGAGTGGGAAGTAAAAGTGCCGCTTGGGCCGGAAGATGTTACTCCTTTTACTCGCTTTCGAGTGAAGCTTGAAACAAAAGCCGACAGGTTTACCCTTTGGGTTGTTCCGCTTTCCATCAATCAAGATGGCATTGTCATTGCGGGCAGAACAAATATTCAGGAGCACAGTTGGTTGTCAGTTAATGAGCATTGGGAGCAAAACAACTCACTCGAAACCGGCAAATGGAACCCTGATGCTTGGGAGGCTTGCGAGAAGTAATTTGCAAAACTGTCCTTGACGCCTAATCTGCCGTAAATGGCAGGAAAGACAGCAGACAACCGAGTCATCAAATATGGCCGCGTTTGGCCCAACAAGCCTTGGGGGCCTAAGAACAGGATCATACCCTGTCCTGACTGGTATATCGAGCTTTGTATCCTTCGTGATTACGAGCGGATGAAGTCTCTGCCGGGAAACAAGCTGGTTTCTTGGCAGCAGCATTTTGTGAACTTCACGAAAATCATCTTTGGTGATCCGCGAGGGATTTTCTACTTTGAGTGGAATCCGAATGCGATGCGGATTCTGGATAATTTTTACAGACACAATATACTTGCGATTGCGGGCCATAAGTCATCGGGAAAATGCTTAGCCCCCCACACAAAAGTTCGTATGTTTGACGGCTCATCTAAGCGAGCCGATCAAATCGTTGTTGGCGAACTTTTAGCAGGAGACAGCAACGACGCAAGAACTGTTTTAAGCACTTGCACAGGGCGAAGCAACATGGTTCGCATTGTCCCAAAATCAGGTGAGCCTTGGGAATGTAATGACGATCATGTCCTAACGCTTCAGAGAACGTGTAAGAATGTATCGTCGAACGCAAAGGTTGGGGAAATAATCGACATCCCGGTTAAGGAGTTTCTCAAGAAACCAACGTCTTTTCAAATCCATCATCGACTCTTTGTTCGTGGGATGGACTTTCCAGATCAAGAGGTTGAGATTGATCCTCGCGTTTACGGCATTTGGCTAGGTGACGGTGGATGTAATAAGCCATCCATCACAATTCCAGACGCAGAAAGCGAGGTTCAATCCTATGTGTTCAACTATTTTGAACAGATTGGTTATGTGAGAAATGAGGGTCGATACAGGAACCGTTGCCCATCACCCTCCTTTGGCAAAAAGGGTGACAATCCTTGGCTCAGGCTTGTGCGAGAATCTTCGGGCTGCAAAAACGCTGAAGAAAAAGGGCATAAACGCATACTTAAAAAATATCTTCTCAACAGCCGCCAGAAACGCATGGAGCTTTTGGCTGGCATCATCGACTCTGATGGTCACGCAGCCGGAACTCATTTTAGCATATCGTGCTCAAATCCTACTCTCGCAGAGGATATTTGCTTTTTGGCCCGCTCTCTCGGCTTTAGGGCGACAAAAACATTCAAGCTAGCAAGGTGCAATGGAAAGGAATTCCCATCGGAAAGGATCAACATTCTCGGGGATGTTTGCTCCATTCCAACTCTAAGGAAAAAGTGTCAGCCTAAAAAGCTGCGTCACCATTCTGAATGTATAGGATTCAAAATTGAACAGCTTGGGCAAGGTCAATACAATGGATTCACTTTGGATGGTAATGGTAGGTTCTTGCTTGAGGACTTTACAGTTACTCACAACACTGAATCTCTAGCCCTCATTGGCGCAATGTGGTTCTTCCTCTTCCCAAAGGATACCAAAGTAATCGTCACCTCGACCACCGTTGCAGCAGCCAAAGACAAAGTTTGGGGCAAAATAAAACTCATCTGGATTCACCTCGAAAAGTATTTCGGAACCAACCTGATGCCGGGAAGGCTGATTGATTCCCAAAACCGCATCCGCTACGAGTTCCAAGGCGTCAAATCCGAAACGCGAGGCATCGTTCTCTTGGCCTCCGAAAGCTCCTCCGAGAAAGAGTCTGCCGACAAGCTCCAAGGAACGAAGGCTGAACGCATGATCGTGATGGGTGATGAGTTCGCCACACTGAAGCATTCCCTGCTCAACACGGTCCTAAACAACCTCACGGCCAACAAGCAATGCAAGCTGGCAGGCGCATTCAACCCGAATAGTTACTACGATCCGGGTGGCATCATCTCCCGGCCCAAAGGAGGGTGGTCAACCATCACCGAGGATGACATCGAATGGGAGACGGAAATCGAGCCGTTTGGCCTCAAGGGCTACTGCATCCGCTTCGACGGGGAGAAGTCTCCGAACGTCCTAGCGGGCCATGAACGGTGGAAGGGGCTTCTTACGCTGGAGAAGCTTCGGCAGATCGGCCCCATCGGAACGAAAACCAAAGGCTACTACGAGCAGATTCGCGGCTTCTGGAGTCCTGCTGGCGACCTCGATTCCATCTACACCGAGACAGAAATCGTCAAATATGGCGCTGACAGGCCGGTTACGACTTGGGTTGAGCCTCCCGTGATGGTGGCCGCTCTTGACCCCGGCTTTGTGCATGGTGGCGACCGAGCCGCTCTGGCTATCGGTAAGTCTGGAATTGCTGTGAACGTGGATACGCAGACCAAGCAGAAGGTGTTTGAGCTGACGCACATCTACGTTCTGGACGACGACATCACGAATAAGACCGTCTCCAAGGTGGAATGGGTGGTCAAGCTGACCAAGGAGAAGCTGGCTGAGCATAAGGTGGACATCCGAAACTTTGCGATTGATGCGACGGGTGGTGGCGAGCCCTTCTCCGCCCTCATTGCCCGCGACATTGGCCTTGGGTTTATCAACGTCTGCTTCTCTGGTAGGGCGTCTGACATGCCGGTTTCTCGCAACGACCACCGCAAGGGCAGCGAGCGTTTCTTCAACATGGCCTCCGAGCTTTGGTATGTGGGACGCGAACTGGTCCGCACAGGGCAGCTTCGAGGGCTGAAACCGGACGTGGTTGCCGAGCTTTGCGCCAGAACCTACAAGGAGAAGGCTAATGTCGTCCAGATTGAGTCAAAGAAGGACATGAGGTTGAGGACCAAGAAGTCGCCGGACCTTGGAGATTCCGCCTTGATGTGCCTCTACGTTTCCCGCGTCCGTCACGGCCTTTCCTCCAACGAAAAAGCCGCCATTGTCCTCCGTCCACGTCAAGGGATGAGCGAGTTTGACCTTGGCTTCTTGACGAAGAAGCAGACGCAGAGTATGCTTCCTGACAGCCGACTCATCTCATTCGGAGGTGGATGGGCGCAACAGATATGAACGACATCGACAATCAAATCGCAGAGAAAATCATCAAAGCCGTCCAAGACGCATCTGGATGGCAATGGATTAAGCACGACTTTGGCTCAAACGGATGGATGAGAAAGGGGAAGCTGATGGTGAAGGCTTTTGAGCACATGTCTCCACGCGAAGCTTGGAATTACATTTGTTTCAAGATCAATGACGAAGAGTGGGAAATCCCATACGAGATGAGGGGGAAAATGTGGAGGGCTTGCTATCCGCTTTTTGAAAAGGTTAGGGAACTGGCTGAATATCAAGCCAAGCATCGCTTTTTGAATTCGTTTTGAACCATGAAAATTAGCCTACTTCACGCTACTCGTCGTCCCAACGAAGCCAAAGCCTGTCAAAAGCTGTGGCTCGATAACGCAGACAACTCGGCAAACATTGAGATTATCACCTGCGTTGACCATGATGATGAGGCTGGTAAAGCCGCATTTCTAGACGCGGTAATCTCACAAGGCAACGATGTGGTTTCAGCGTGGAACGAGGCTGCTAAACATGCGACTGGCGACATCCTTATTGGCCTAGACGACGACTGGACTTGCCCTCCAAGTTGGGACCAAATTATCGAGTCCTATATGTGCAATGGTGCTGACATCCTACATGTTGGCGACCTGCATCGTAAGGACGGCTTGATTTGCCACGCGATCATCAGTAAGAAATTCTACGACGCAATGGGGTATCTGTATCACCCTGCGTTCAAATCAGTCTATTGTGACAACTTCTTTACGGAAGTAGCAAAGCGATGGGGCTACGTTGATGCCACACAAGGCGGCAAAGTGGACCTTGGTTGGATTCATAAAAATCCAAGTCAAGGCTATAGCACCGAAGACGAAGTTGCCCGCAAGTCCAACTCCAAAGAACGCTACGAGCATGGCGGCGATGTGTTCAAGAGGCTCCAAAACCAGACCATCCTTGCGTTCACCTGCGCTGACAGGCCGCAATACCTAAAGCCTACACTGGATTCGTGGCTAAACACCGATCTTGATCTTGTCTCAGCGGTTCACTTCTTCATCGAGCCAACGGAGAAGCGAGACGAATGCGTGGCGGCGATTGATGCTTTTGCAGCCAAGTCACCAGTTCCGATCATCAAGCACTTCAACAAGGAGAAACTTGGCGTTCTCCGCAACCCTTGGCATCTTTTTGACCACTGCTTCCGCATCGAAGGGGCGAAGTATGTGATCCTTGGTGAAGATGACTTCTTGGTTTCGCCGGATGTCTTGAATTTCTTCACATCTGCCAAACTCGAATGGATTGAGGACACGATGGCGGTCTGCGCGAAATGGGTCGGGAAAGGTGCTGATAAGAATCCCGCAACTTGGCATCGCACGAACGAGTTTACCGGCAACATCTGGATGACGAGTGCTGATGTGTGGAAAACCTGTCTGCGAGACACTTGGGACTTTGATTATTCGAGTGGAGCATCTGACAACTCACCTAGCGGCTGGGATTGGAATCTACAACTTCGTGTCATGCCGAAGCATAACTTGACCTGCATCGTTCCGACAGCCTCACGCTCGAAACACATTGGCATCACAGGTATTCATTGCACCGAGGAGGTGTTTCAAGACACGGTAGCGTGGAACTTCGTTGAAGCTAAATACACCGGCTTGTATTCGTTCGCGGAAGATCGCCCCGTTGAAGTTCGGAGTGAAGCTGGCCGTCATTACACCACCAGCGGTGATACGGTAGTTGTATCGAGTAGCGGCGATCTAGGGGACTGCGTGGTGAGCTTAGCAACCTTAGTCCACAAAGGTAATCCTACCATCTATCACCTTTGGGACGATGGCCTCACAAAAGGCATTGTCGCCCGAGAGAAGTTCATCCGCCCGTTCCTCGAAAGCCAGCCGATCATCAAGGAAGTTAAAATTGGAAAGCCTGAAAGCTGCGACTGGCGTTCCGAGGATTTCCGCCACAAACGGCTTCACGATGGCGTTTCCAATCTTGCTCTAGTCCATGCTCGCCATGCTCAGATGGTTGGGTTTATCGACACGCTGCCGGACACTTCTTTGGCGTGGCTGACCCTTTCCGACTTCGAGAACCACGGCAGAATCGTGGTGAATCGCAGCCCTCGTTACAACAATGAGAAATTCCCTTGGGGGAAGATTGTTAAACACTACGGAAACCGCATCGTGTTTGTCGGGATTGACGAGGAGTATGCCGCCTTCAGCCAGTTTGGTAGCGTAGAACGTGCCAAAATTGGCAACATGCTGGACCTAGCCAAGCTGATTGCGGGGAGCGCCCTTTTCATCGGAAACCAGTCTGCCGCCATGACGATTGCGGAGGGTCTAAAGCATCCACGCATTCAGGAAAGCTGCCTGAAACTGCCAGACTGCATCTACCCGTCTTCAAACGCTCAGTATGTGGCAAATGGCGACGTTCTCCTTCCAGACATCTCAGGATCGGGAGAGTTGCGAATCAAGCCTGAAATTCCACTTCCAGATGGCACCGAGACGCCTCCGGGTGGTTGGCAGTTTAGAGGGCTTCCGAAGGGTCTGATGCACCCCAACGCTGCTATCTCCATGATGCAGCAACAGATGCCACACCTGCCAAAGCATGAGCTGATTAGCATGCTTATGGAGTTCAACCATGATCGTTGCCCTGAGTTCTACGAAAAATCTCATCTTGACGCCTCTTATTCCAAGTTTAGGCTCGCCACGCAAAACGCCGGACATACATTAAAATGAACCTCGCCCTTCCAGTTACCCAATTTGACGCCGAACGCTTCAAGCTTCGCAACGACCTTCTGATCCAATTCGGAGGCCTTCTCGACCACACCGCCACGATTATTCACGCTCCAAACGTGAAAAAGGTCGCCCAAGAAGAATACGACCGCCTTCGTGACGTGTTCGGCCATGTAGACATCGTTCAGATCACCACGGATTTGAGCCATCCGAACCCGGTTGTGAACCAGAACGTCTGCTTCTACCATACGGTGATGAATCTGGCCCGGTTGAAAAACAACCAGCCTTGGATTTACCTTGAAGCTGACGCGGCTCCTACTCAGAAAGATTGGGCGAACCGCCTTCAGAACGCCTATCGTGCGGCTGGAAAAGCGCATTTTGGCAACTTGGTTCAGCTTCCAATGGTGGTGAATGGCGTCCTCGAAACCGAAACAAGCGAGGAAATGATGATGGGAGTGTCCGTTTACCCGCCTGACATGGTAAATCTGGACAATCCCATCCGCCCTCTGGTGGTTGACCTCGGCAAACAGGTTGGAAACCCCGGTGTTCCTTTTGACATCTACCTTCGCGGTCAGATGCGTCTGAATGGATGGGCAAACACGAACCTCATCGCCGACCAGTGGAATACGCACGAATACACCGCCGTTCAAGGTGGCTTTGAGTGCAAGCCTGTTCCTACAGAGCGTCTTGTGCGCCATCGTGGAGGCTTTGTTTCAAACACCGCTCTGGTCATCCACGGCTGCAAAGACAATAGCTTGTATGAGCTACTGAAGGGTAATAAGCCAGTTGAGGCTAAGCGGCCAGAGCCAGTCAAAACCTCGGAAAAAGTGAGTGAAGTTGTGAAGCCTGTCGCTGAAGAACCCGAACTCACCGCCGAAGAACTCGAAATCAAACAGCAGGTCGAGGAACGCCTTGCCCGTGGTTCTCTTCGTCTGAATGTGTTTGCTGACGAGCTTGGCAAGCCGAAGGATGAAGTCTCCGCTCTTCTCTCCAAAGTTGGTTACGAAGTCCAGAAACCTAGCGGATGGGTCAAAAAGAAAGTCGCAGCATGAAAACATGCATTCTCGTAGAATACAAAAGCCCCGCTGGCTCATACTGGTATCATCCAGACCATCCTCTTTGCCAAGATGGGCAAGTATTGTGGGAATTCCCAGAAGAGGAAGATAACACAGCGGTAGAAATGGCAGCTTTAAACTTTGCCTGCGCCGTGATGAACAAAGAGCCTGATGACGCTTGACCTATGCCACACCTGCCCGCCATCGACTCTGATTCGCCAACAACTGCCGCCGGGCAGGTGTTGGCATCAGGTCATTGTTCTGCGTCTTTGTTCCGGTGCATCGTGGCTGATCCGCCGTGGGATATTCAGCGCGGGCCGATGGGCAAAAAGAATGCGAATGGCGAATGGGCAGGCAAAAGCCAATCGCTGGGATACCCGACAATGAGCGTCGAGGAAATCGCCGCCATGAAACTACCCGCCGCCGATGACGCGCACCTCTACATCTGGACGGTCAACAAATACGTCGAAGCAACCTATGACATCGCCCGCGCATGGGGATTCGAACCGTCAACGCTACTGACATGGGCGAAGAACCCGAAGAAATGGAACATCGGCGGGGCGTATGCCAATACGACCGAGTTCTGCCTGTTCGCCCGGCGCGGGAAACTGACAGCGCAAGAGCGGGTGATGACAACGTGGTGGAACTGGCCGCGAGGAAGACACAGCGCGAAGCCCGAAGCCTTCCTCGATATTGTCGAGCGGGTGAGTCCCGGCCCGTATCTTGAGCTTTTCGCCCGCCGAAAACGCCCCGGATGGAGCGTGTGGGGAAACGAGGTGGAGAGCGACGTTTGTATGCCGAACGTCCCTGCTCTGGCACAGAGCGGGGGAGAGAAAACTAAACCGAAGGAATCAAACTCATGAATCAGAATCAACTCGATAATGCCCCAGCGCCCCGCTCTGTTGACCAGCAGCAGGCTTGTTATGCTTCATTGCCGCCCGTGCTCGATGCGTGCTGCGGAAGCCGGATGTTCTGGTTCGACAAGCAAGACCAGCGTGCGCTGTTCGTGGACAAACGCCGTGAGGAATACGAAATCGCTCCTGATGCAGCCTATCCCAACGGCTGCAAAATCAAAATCGCGCCCGACCTGCAAGCCGACTTCTCTGCGCTGCCGTTCCCTGACGAGTCCTTCGCTCTGGTGGTGTTCGACCCGCCGCACATCGAGCGGCAAGAAGCTCTCGGAATCTTCACGAAGAAATACGGGCACTTGACTGGCGACTGGCGGGAGATGTTGCGCCGTGGCTTCGCTGAGTGCTTCCGCGTCCTCAAGCCTCACGGCACGCTCATCTTCAAATGGGCGGAGTCGGAATACTCGCTTCGTGAAGTTCTCGCCCTCACGCCTGAGCGCCCGCTGTTCGGGCATCAGACTCGGCAGCACTCGAAAACCCACTGGTGCGCGTTCTTGAAGCATAACAAAGTGAAGAGCACAATTCGAGAATTGATGGAGGCGCTTATTGAGTCTGAATTGCTGAAACTACCCCGTAAAAACCCATGAAACTATTTACCTTTGCACGCACCAAGTCGGAATGCTTCGGCCACGGGGATTACCGCGATGTCCAGTCTATCAGCCGATTTGGTGATTCATTTCCTCCCGTCTTTCTGAGCCTTGAAGCGGCTAAAGATTGGCAGGAACGCATCACTAATCCACTAACCAATGAAGACCTTCTTGAGCGTTTCCATTGGGCCGAATGCCAGATTGTCGAGCTAGACCTTCAGCGCGGATCATTCATTACTGAGGTTGAGAAGGCTGCCATCGCGTTTGCCAATGCCTTCACTGCTGAAAACGACGATGCTGCGGAGGTTGAGAAGGCCGTCCATGCTTTGATTGCCGAGCTTGAAAAGGGTGGGTGGAAATCTGCATGAAGCAAAACCTATACGGCACGTTTAGATACTGGTGGTGGCGTCACTTTGGTTGATGCTGCCAGCAATGGTTGGGATAGGTGATACCTGTATTATCAATAGCATTCAAGGGTAACTGCACCTTGAGCTTTAGTAGGCATTTGCAGCGGGTGCAGCCTTTCAACTCATGGTCCCTTTTAGTCTCAGGCCATCCTATGCGCTCACCCATCCATTTAAGAAGGCTGTGGCAATTCCAACAAATACCAATGGGCTTGTTGTAGTGGCATGAGGCGCAAATAGCAGCGCGTCTTTCCGCCTCCTCTTTATCCACAAACTTAGCGCCACCAGCAATCCACTTGGTCACGCTGGCACCAAAACGGTAGGCGTCTGAGAGAGTCATGTGTTCCTCGGTTTCGCCCTCTTCCCGGCACTCGATATGCGGGTTTTGCTCGCACATCTCATGGATCACGACTGCCTTCCAGTTCTCAGGAGGCTCGATACCGTTGGCATCCCACGACTTTGCCACCTTCGGGAAGATCGCGAATAGCGACAAATCCTTGTGAACGATGCCCGTCCTTGGGTCGGTGAACACAAATCCCGGCTGTGGCGGCGTCGTTGTTTTGTTTACGATGTCTTTCATCGGACGATCTTCTTCAACGCACGGTCACGCACTTCATCCGCCTTGTCCATCAGGAAGGCTCGGGCGCGTTCTGTTGGCATCTGTTCAAGCCTGCTACCATAGCGTAGAAGCATCTGGCGGTAGCCCTTCCCGGTTTCCAGCGAGTAGGCATCGGCCTCTTCCTGTGTCAGCTTGCGCTTGTTGCGTCCTTTGCCCACCATGCGGTGCTCGGCATTGGCGGGAGTAAGCCAGATTCCACGGCTGTTCAGCTTGCCGAGAGTGCGATATTCAGGGGCGGATTCCAACTCCATGAACTCACGCGAGCCGGGCCGCACTTTGCGCTCAATCTGCTTCCCGAGGATGTCGTAGTATTCCTCGCCAGAGTAGCGGCGATAAACCGGGATATGCGAGGCTGTTTGCTCCCACAGCGTTTCATACTTACGCAGCCCCGGATCGGCCATGAAGTCGATGTCCTTGAGGATGCGAGGCACAAAACCTCCACCCCATCCGGCCATCACCTTAGCGAAACGGTCGAGGCGCTTCTCGTTCGGGTCTTTCGAGGACAGGTTGTTGCCGAAAAGGGTCTGGAAGCCACTGAGGGCGGGGATTTCACCGGCAGAAAACACGCCAGATGCGGCTGCGGAGCCTAGACGGCCAATGACAGACTTCTCATTCCATTGCTCAGGCGAGAAGCGAATCAGGTCGGAGAGGCTTCCAATCGCCGCCAAGATAGGCGAGATGGGCCAGTTTTGGTAGTTGTAAACCTTGCCACCAATTCCGATGGTGAATTCCTTCTGTCCCGCCGCGAGCTTCTGCTGCTTGCGATCTGGTGTGAGGTTAGCCCATCCACCGTTGATGAACCAGCCACGCTTCTCGTCATCCGGCTCGTCGGTGATGGCTTTGAGGGCCATTCCGCCAATGATTGCAAAGAGAAGGCCAGCCGTCTGATTACGCAGAATCATGTCGGTGAAGGCTTCTTTGGCCTCAATCTTGGAGTCTTTGACCGTCGCCTCATACATGCGGAACATGCCAATACCCGGAATGAAGCTCAATCCTTGGTTGAACTTGTTTCCAGCGAAGCGGGCAAAGCGAAGGCCAGCCAAGTTCGCGCTGTTGTAGGCTCCAAACTGGAGAAAGTAGGCAAATGCAAGCTGAAGACCTTTGGCTGTCTTGTCAGCCCCATCGGCCTGCTTCCATTCGCGTTCAGCTTCGGCGAGGAACTTGTCAGCACGGTTGGTCGCTCCACCTGTGAGGGACTTGATGGATGAGTAGATGAATCCGCCAAAGCCAGTCGGATCGAGCGTCATTGCGCCTTGTTGACCAAAGAAGTCCGCATTCTCGCTGAATTTGCCGAACTCTTGAAGGTCGGCCATCATCTCAGCCTTGGCGTAGGAATCAACCAATGCCTTGTCGTGCGCTGTGGTGGGCTTAATGCGGTCGAAATCACGCTCAATAACCCTGTCTCGGTAGAGTTGAAGGTTATACTTCTCAGTGGCCTGCTTCAGGCTTTCCGCGTCCAGATTGAGTTGGCGGAACACAATAGGCAGCGCCCCTGCCTTCGTCACTCCGCTGTTGAACGAGTCCAGAGCGGTCAGGAGGCGGCTCACAGAGCGCATCCAGATACCCATCACGCGCTGCATGATCTTGTCGGACTTCGCCATCTTTTCGGCCAGCGAAACGGTCTTGCCGATGCTGTCGTAATTCAGGTCGTTGAGGACCGTGTTCATCGAAGGATCGAGGAATGCCCGGTCGCCAGTAACAAGATACTGCCACGCCAGACGGCCTTCGCGTCCGAAAGCCTTGAGAAACTCAGCCATCGCCTTGAACGAAGCTGCGATTTCAGCCGGTAGTTCCTTGGGATTGGTGAATCCGGCACGGAGAATGCGGAATGCGCCGGTCGTAAGCTCGTAGCCTCCGCTCATCACGGCCATTGCAATAGATGCCGCCGTATTGACGCCGGAAAGCACGGATGACACCCAGTAGTCGGCGAGCAGTTTGGCGATTGGAATCTTCGTGGCTGAACTCAGAGCCCCAAGAAGCTCGTAGGCGGCTTTATTGCGCTTCACCTCGTTGAGTTTGTCGTCCTGAAGGATGTCGAGCAGGCGGTCGATGTTGGCTCGCTCGGCTTCGGTGAACTCGGACTTGATGCCAAACTTGTCAGCGAGGTGCTTCATCAGCCGCTCCTCGTCAAGGATGCCAAGGTTGATGTCCTCGACCAGCTTTTGACGCTGTGAACGGAGGGCATCTGCGCCTTCTTTGGTGAGTCGTCCAGCGGCTTCTTCCTGATTGATGGCGTTATCCACCATGCGGTCCAAGATCGCCTTCCGCTTGGATTCCCATGCTTGGGTGAACAGGTCTGCGAGTTTGGCTTTTTGAGCGTCATCAAGGTCCGCCAAGGATTCCTCGGAGGAAATGGCGTCAAAGATGCGCTGTCGGTAAATCTCGACGGTGGAGGCTTTTTGGGAGAGGAGCTTGCGCCAAGGGATTTGCTTGGATAATGGAGCCTGCTCACCGGGACGAAGCGCGGAAATCTCACGCAGCATGGTTTGCAGCGCATTTGGCCCTTCAAGGCGGCGGAATGCCTCCATTGCTTTTAGGTCTGCCTTCTCGCGTGCGGCTGTTCTAAAAAGGCGCTCAGACACATCCTGAGACACATTCAACTTGGCTAGGCGCTGGAAGAACTCGAATTTTGAAACCGGGTCTTTAACCTGATCGCGGAAGGCTTTGTTAATCGAGTCTCCACTCTTTGAAGTCTGAAGGTCTTTGGAGCCTTGACGGAATCGCTCTTCGACAGAGTAGATGAGTTGAGATGCTCTTTTATCGGCAATCTCCACCTTTCTTTTCTCCATCTTAGCCTTGGATTCTGCCGAGCGTTTCTCAGCTTTGATTCTGGCGTTATCAATGAACTCATTGATAGCTTTTTCTGCCAAGGCCTTGCCGCTTTGATTCCATCCTTCTTCGGTGAGGTTGTCCTTTTCTGCCGCCTCATTGAACTTAGCCATGATGGATTCACGGAAGAAAGCTGGATTAGAAAGGGCGTCTTGAGGTGTGAGTCCAGCCTCTTTGATGGCTACGTTGATTGCCTTCTTGGCGGCAGCAGGAGCGTAAGCCAAGGTTGGCGTTGGAGGCATGATAGCATCAAGCTCTTCATCTAAGCTGGCCTCATCCACACCCATATCAGCGAGCATAGCGCGGACTTTTTTACGGCCATCTTCCCATGATTTAGCAAACAATGCCGCCTCACTTCCTTGTTGTGCGAAGGTTTTACCAAGGAGCTTACCAAGAGAAGGCTGGTCTGCTTTGATTTGTTCACCTTTGAGGTTGGCGGTCAAAGTTTGACGGATTGCAGCAATCAAATCCTGAATGGCGGTTTTCTGTTTAGGCTTAACCTTGCGTTGTTCAGCAGCCTTGAGAAGGGCGTCCCCAACCTCATTGATAATGCTGTCACGGTCGTTGAAGCCAACGAAGATTCCGTCAATAACATCCGCAGTATTGACCGATGTAACTTCAATCGGCTTACCCTGTTCCGCACGCTTCTTGGCCGTGGCGACCATCTTCTTTCGAGTGGCTTTTTGCTGTTCAGTTCCGCCTTTAAGGAAAGCCTCACTAAGACGGTCGAACTCACTTAGAAGATCACTCTCCATCTTCGCCAGTTCGGCATCGGACATTTGGCTGATGGCATCTCTTTCTTCTTTGGATATGGATGCTTTGGCTGCGTTTGCCGCACGGCCTTTCCTCGCTCTGGCAACAAGTGCCAGCTTGCGAAGAACATCCTTCATGCGCTCCCAAATGCTACGCCTTCCAGAATCCAAGGCTGTTTCACCCTCGCGAAGAAGGGTGTCATCTTCGGATTCTGCAAACTGTTCAACATCATCCGCCACTTGCTCGTCCGTCTCCTCGGCAATCTTCGCATCAGTCTTTTGAAGGTTCTCGGCAGTCTGCGGAAGGTCGGAGGCAACTCGGGTGGCTGCGAGTTCGCGGTCCTTGCGAAGCTGTTTCTCGGCTTCGTCAAAGATGAACATCCAGCGGTAGCGCGGATTCCTTGTGATGTAGCTGCGAATACCCTGACTACGGCCCGAGTTGGTTCCCAAGTCCTGCCAGTAGCCAGCCAGTTTGCGGTCCAGCTTTTGAAGCTTGACGCGGCGAGCACCGGGAATCTTGTCGTCACGCGACTGGTTGGACACGCGATTCTTCACCTCAGCAATGAGCGAAACGAGGGCTGGGATGTCGAGTTTGATGCCAAGACCTTGAAGGAACTCATCGGAGAACAGGGACTCAGCGATGTCTTCAATCGGGGTGCCGTCCTTGGTCAGGTCGTTTACAAGCTCGATTGCGGCTTGCTCGTAGGACTTGCTTGGCTTGACGGTGCGGACCTGTGGACTTGCACCCTTCATTGGAACGCCACCAAAGAATGCGTTTAGCGAGTTGCTGTTAATCGCCTCGATTTTCTTCTTATACTCGTCAACAGCCTCACCTCCCGTCTCAACCCTCGACGCCACCGCACGCTTCGGCATGATGACAGCGAATCCAGCGCGACGACCTTCGGAGGTGAATACGTCGAAGGTATTACCAGATAGAATTTCCAGATTGGCCTCGGCATTCTTAATCCTTTCCGAAAGCATCTCGCCAAAAACACCATCTCTGGCAGAGGAATATCCATCAACAAGCCATTGCAGAACAGTTTCCTGCCATTGGCGCAATACATTGGCTATCTTTCGGAATGCCGTTTCAGTTATCTGGCCTGTCTTTTTGAGTTGAATCAACGACCTGATAAGCTCCGGCAGGACAAAAGAATTTTGAGCGGCTAAATCCAACAGCTCGTTTAGTCCTAGTTTGGCAATGTCTGCATTATTATCGTAAAGAGACAATGATGATGCTAAAATCTTTCTGAGGGATTCCGCCTCAGAATCGCTCATGGAATCAGCTTGTTGAATCAATGAAAAAGCTAGATTGCTTTGCTCATTCAGAACAAACTGGTCGAAAGGAATTTGCTTGCCCGATTTCAACCACTGGTTTCTTAGTCCAATCAGGTCGGACAAGTGGATAAGCTCTTCAATAGCTGCGTCTTTTGTGTATTGAGATGCAGCTTGCGGAGCCATCTTTTGCAAACCGTCGAAACTATCTTGTGATAGGGAGTATCCAATGACAATGCCGCCATCTGGCAAAGCACGGGCTTGTAGAGTCGCATTGCCATCAATTCGGATGTCGTTTTGTCTGGCAAAGCTGGAATCAGGCCGAATGAACCTTGTGATGAATTTTTTAGAGACGCTGTTAATCTCACCAATAGAGGGAGATTTTGAGGAGGATTTGCGAATAAGTTCATTGAACGGATTGTCTTTCTCAAGATTTTGAGTTGATGCTAATGGCTCACCACTAATTTGAGTAGCACCATCCTGCAACACCGCCCCGTTGTCCTCATACAAGTCTTGAAGTATGTTGCCGAACTCGTTCTCGGTCATGTCTGGCGCAATCTCCTTGGCCTTCGCGTAAAGCTCGTCAATGGGCATCGCCACGCCAGCCTCGGTGCTGGACTGCTCGTAGGCACGCCGGATGGCATCGCGCATTTCGATGATTCGGTCGTCGTAAACGGTATCGCGGGCAAGCTGTGCGCCTGCGCTGACTGCGGCTTGGTAGTCGGAGGCGTATTCTACGCGGGAGAAGCGGATGTCTGGAGAAGCGGTTTGGAAACGCTGCGAGAGCGGGATGACCTTGCCGGACTCGTCGCGGGTTACGGGGTCGGCGGATTTGATTTGGTTGGGGTCAGCCGCTACAACCACATCGGAAACACCTCCGCGCCCCTCCAAAACATCACTAAACACAACAGACGAGAATCCAGACTGAAAGGCTGTCTCTGCTATAAGATCGGTTTCTGCTGTTTCTTGGCTGATTTGTTCCCTGAGTTCGCTGGGGCGAGGCACTTCCGAATAGGATTCGCCATTCGCGTCAACCTTCAAAGGATTCACCCCTAAAGATACAAAAACCGAATACACTTCACCGCCTTTGCCTGCAAAAGCCTCAGCCATCTTCTTGTCGTAGGACATAAAAGGCCCTGCTTGAGGAGCTAGCCTTGGATTTGGCGTTTTCTTTCTAAATGCAGTGATGCCAGCAGCTCCGCCGTGATAGGCTTTTTCACTGTATCCAGCGGCTTTGGCGGCTTCATCCACCATCCGCTGCGCCTTCTCCATGTCGCCAGTTTCCACGGCGGCCATGTATTCGGCATCTTGATTTTGTGTCACGCTCTTGGTCGCCATGAACGGGCGGTCGGAGCGGTCGCCGGGGCGGATGCTGAAAGTGATTCGGTTGTCAGCAGGATTGAACCGCTGGGAAAGCGGGATGACTTTGCCAGCGTCGTCGTAGGTGACGGGGTTGGCGGAAGAAGGCTTCACAAAATCCGCGTAGTTTGGGTACTCCGAGAGAGTGCTACTCGGAATATACTCCCCGCTGCGAATTGCGTCTTTGACCAAATCTGAGTGGTAAGGGGTGCCGTTGTTCTGATTCACCTCGACGCCTTCCCGCCTGCTGATGGAAGGCTCTATCATCGAGTGCATTCCACCTGTGGCCTTCCACCTCCAAGTATTGCCATAGTTATCCTTGGTGAAGCGGGTGTCAGGGTCCACAGATCGCCGCCCGCCACGGGCAGACCTTTCTTCGTTTGTCATCCCCCGAATGTCATCTCCTGTGGGATTGCGAATCACTTCCACATTGCCGACGTAAAACACCTCTCTTGGCAACTCTTCGATCTGTTCACGCACAGACTCGTATTCAGACTTGCTGAGAAATCGCCCGAGCTTTACCGCGTTCCTTGGATTAGATTCAATCGCCGCCCTCGCCGCTTCGTCCACCATGCGCTGCGCCGTCTCCATGTCGCCAGCTTCCACGGCGGCGAGGTATTCGGCATCTTGCTCAGGCGTCACGCCTTGGAAGCGGTCGGAAAGGCTCAACTTCACCTCGCCACCATCCTTTGTCGTAAAGCTAGGAACAGCAGTCCGGCGCATGGCATTCCGCAGCAGGCGAACCACGTCCTTCATGTCTTGAAGCGTAGGATCACCTTTGCGTCCGGTCAGGCGACGCCAGACGCGCTTCAGGAACTCCACGATGTCATCCCAAATGCCGCCAGTTGGGATTTTCTCAAGGCGTTCAAAGTCCTTCAGGAAAAGCTCTTCTAGGGCTTCATTTCGGCTTTCAAGATTCGTCCGCCAGTCGGCATACTCGGTGTAAACGCGAACAAGGTTATCGACTTGCTCATCGGTGTATTTACGACGCAGGTAGCCAAGGAGCTCGCGTTTCTCGCTGGCGGTAAACAATGCCACGCCACGATGCCCGTTTTCGTGAGCGATGACACGACGGGCTGCGGCTTGCTGTGGAGAAATACCAAGGTTCTTCCCGATGCGACGGTCCAAATCGGAAACGCCAATCTTGTCCGCAAAGATAAGGGTCTGTCCGCGTTCAAACAAGCCTTCGATATTCGATTCGGATTGCAGTCGTGAGTAGGAGGAAGGGAAAAGGCGTTGATTACCTTTGTCAGCCAAGAACTCCTCTGGCGATGCGTAAACACGGGTCAGGAAAGCGTTCGGAATCTCACCTGAATTGTTGAGTGTTCGGCGGGCAAACTCGGCATCAGCCTTGGAGACAGTTCCTTGGACGATGTTCGTTTTTTCCTTGTCGATGATGGAATTGAGAGACTGGCGAAGGCGCTCGTCTAGCTTGCGTTGACGTTCCAAGGCGGCTTCTTCCTCCTTGAAGATTTGCTCGGCGGTCTTGCGCTTCTGGCTCGCTGTCGCGTTAACTTGATCCACAAACTTCCGGCGCTTGATTTGCTTGGCATCAAAAGTGTCCTGTGACTTGATCTTGATCTTCGGATCGACATCGAAAGCCGTGCCGCTCGGACGGTAAACGTACAGTTCGCCATCTTGGACGTAGCCAGCGGGGAGGGTGATGCCGTAGGCGTCCACGGCGGCTTTGGAGACGGGGAGCTTCTGTTGTAGCGCGACAGCAATCTCATGCTTTGGTGTGATCCCGACGCCCCAGGACGAGTTGCCATTTGGTGGCGCGGCTTTTCCCACCCCATATAAATCTGAAACGTCGAGTCCGTACTCCGCAGCAATCTCTCTGATTTTAGCCCCTTCAGGCAGATTCGACAGCCTCTCGTCAATAACAGCTTGAGCCGCTTTTTTGCTTTTGAAGGTACCCCAGTTTGCAAACTGGGGTTTAACACTACCCCCACGCTCCTCCGGCGTCATCTGCTCAGGCTTCGTCACGTCGCGTTGGACGGGTGGCGTGGGCTCGGGCGTTAGGGCTTTGGTGGCGGGTGTTTGCGCTGACTCACCTCTGACATAGTCGAAGAGAGCCTCCACGTTCGGGAATTCACGGATCACCTTTCCTTTCTTAAATTGTGGGTTGGCCTTCTCGCCGGGTGGAGACCAAGTCGCCTCATCTGCAACAACCTTGAACCCGCCGTCTTTTTGCCTCTCGTAACGCACATACTGTCCGTCTGCGAAAAGAGAGCTTTCTGGGGCTGTGCGCGGGGCACTACCTTTGAACTTCTCCAAGTCTGCTTCAAGATAGCCCATCCAGTCTTTTTTGATTTGCTCTGGTGTGCGGTTCCGAACTTCTCGCATTATCGAAGCGATGTCTGTGAACGCCCCGACTGCGTCGGCTGTTCGACGATCAAGTCCTGCGTCAAGAGCTTGTTGACGGCGTTGCATCCCCTCCGCAGGCACCCCCTCGACCGGAGTCTCGACTTCGGCGGCTGGCTTGGCGGCTTTGTCTTTGGTCTCCTTGGTGACGACGGTGTTGGCGGAGCCGAACTCTTTCGGTCCTCTTTCAGCAACGGCCTTCCGCATCCGAGCTTCATAAGCCGCGCCTTCTGGCGTATCCAGAAACTCTTGGAGAGGTTTGCCTGTAGCTTGGTGCCGGACTTTGACCGTCTTGCCTGCGTCAACTTTCGGGTAGTTGCCAAGCCCTGTGATCTTCCGAACTTCGACTTGGAGAGCACCACGATCAAGTGCGTCACTGACATCCTGCCAGTCTGCGTCAGTGGCTTCTGTGTAGGTGGCCTCGAAACCCTTGTTGTCCCTCTTCAGTTTGACCAGTTTGTCGTTGATGAAGGCGTAGGTTCCGCCCCCGTTCACGTCCCATCCGACAACGGTTTCGCCGGGGGCGACTTTGGTGCCTTGAAGGGATCGCCAAGCGTCGATGATTTGTTTTCCGGTGTCGCCGAGAGAAGGACGTTGTGAAATTGGGGCTGGCTGGTCCGTCGTCACGGAAGGGGTCTTCATCTCCCTGACAGGTGGACCTGTCTCAGCCAGCGAAGCTGGTTGTTCGTCGGTGGTCACTTTAGACACTTCGACGTTTTCACTTTTCAAAAGTTCTTCAGCCTTTTTGATGCTGCGAGCAAGAGATTTCGCACGGTCTTTTTGGGTGTCCGTAACGCGCACCGTTCTCTTTGCATCACGCCATTTCCAAGCGTTGTCGAAGATGAACTTGGCCTTATTAGCCAGTTCGCTTTTTGCGTTTAGCTCACTGCTCTCAACGTAGCCGAGAAACACACCTTCAAGATACACGCCTTTGGAGCCTTTGTCAGACAGCCATTTTGCGTCCGGCTCTCGCAGTTCGAGCTTCGTTGGGTCCGGTTTGAGCTTCTGCGTCCGCTGGTAGTCAGCTTCAGCCTGTTTTTGCAGGTCTTGAAGCTCCGCCAGTTCGGCACGCATGAAGGGTAGTTTTTTAGCCGCAGCAACAACCGACTTGATGGTCTTCTTATCGCTGTCGGTCATCTTGCCGAATGTGCTTTCGAGTGACACCTCGGAAGTAGTGCCATCTGGCTTTTTGATCAAGAATCGGTGAACAATGTCCCTGCCTGTCTCAGCATTGTTGGCGGCCTCTTCCCAGTTGGAGACGCGGCGGAGAACCGGCTCCCCCATCTTGTCCACATCCTCCACAAGCTGACTCGACCATGAATACCCGATCACTTCGCCGAGCGGGGTGGACACAGGCTTTTTGAAGACGATGCTTTCTCTTGGTTTCCCGCGTGCGAGCACCCCCGCGACTGGAGTCTCGACTTCGGCGGCTGGTTTTGGCTGTGGAGCCTGTTTTTTGATTTGGGCTGGTGTAGCCGAATCGAGTATGTCCTTCATATCCTCAACCTTACGCTTATTCGGAGGGGTGGTCAAGGGTTGGATATTGGCCGAACCACCTTCGGTAGCGGTCGTCGGCTCTGCTCCTTTGGTGGGGGGAGATTTCTGGTTTTTTCGAATTACTTTTAAAGTGTCTGCAACTTGAGAGAAAATACCAGACTTGCTTGTGTATTGATAATCTTGTGCTGAAGAGCCCTCCGTGGTGTTTCTTACTGTTTTTTTTCCATTAAGCCCAACTTCCACACGTCCAGTTTCTTTGCGACCATTTGCGTCGGTCCACTCCAAAACATCACCCTCGTTCAAGGCATTAAAAAAATCTTCATTGGCCTTTATGTTGGCGGCGGCTTGCGCGTCCGTGAATTCATCGACAGTCAACCCAGCCTTTTCAGCGGCTTCTTTGACCTTTTTCCTTGTTTCTGCACGATTAACTCCACCTTCCGCATCCCTAACAATAAGCGACTCTGCAACAGCATTACGTTTTTTGTGAATTTCCACAGGATTTTCCTCTACCCCTTCGGAAAGGGGTGCCTCGGTGATTATCGGGCTCACCGGGGCGGAAGCCATATCGACACCTTGAGGTGGCAAGGGCATCTCCATTTCTGGAGAAGGTGTTACTTCAGCCCCAGCCTCTTCAAGCGCTTGCTCAGGCTGAATTGTTGACTTGGGCGTTTCGCCAAGCTTCTCGGCGAGGATGGCATTGAAATCGGTTTGGGCTGCTGCGGATGCTTCATTTCCTGTGGCTGCGAGTTGTTCCACCGATGCGTCACCAATGGTTTTGGCGACCTCGGCTGGGTCTGGCATGGAGGGCTCTGGCGCAATGACGGCTGTTTTGCCATCGGGAGAGACGACTGTGACGCCGCCTTTTTCCATCGCTGCCATCTTTTCCTCGTTCGTCTGGTCTGGAACGGTGTCTTTCGGAATGGCTCCAGCTTCGGCTTGAAGGTCTTTCTGAATCTGCGTCTGGCGCTCAGGTGGAGTGGAAATCAGCGCGTTCACACCGCCAAGCATTGCGCCACCAGCGGCACCGTATGCGGCAGCCTCAAGAGCGCCTGCGGTGATGTCAGGTGTTTCCACGCCAGCCGGAGCGAGCGTCTTTGTGGCGATATTGGATGCAATCTTCCCAAGGCCTTCTTCACCAGCTTCCGAGCCAACGGAACCAAGGAATGTTCCGGTTCGTGGAGCGCCAGAAAGAACTCGTTTAGCCAAGGCGGTTTCAGCCCCAAGACCAAAGGGAATAAACTCCGAGCCAGCCTCGATTACACCACCAGCAAGTGTGCGGAGGTAGGCCTCTGGTCCTTCCATGCCATATTGCTCGGCTTCTCGGGCACCTTCTGCGGAACCTTGAAGGAAAGCAGAACCAAGCGCGGCAGTTTGAGCGCCTTTACTGACAGCACCAACTCCACCAAGGGCTTTACCGACAGCGCCACCAGCACCAGCCGTTGCAATAACAGAACCAATTTGACCACCAAGGCCGGAAAGCTTCACAGGAATGCTTTCCTGATAGACGGGGTTTACTGGAGAAATGCTTTCAAGGCCCGAACGAATATCTTGACCAGTTTCACGCAATCCTTCGCTGCCAGTCAGAGCGCCAACGCCTTCGATAGCACCCGGAACCATCTCACCAAACCCGCGTCCAGCCGATCCAAGCATAGATGAGACGTAGCCTTGGCCGGTGTCATCTGGAGTTTGCATAAACTCCTGAAAAGTGGCCCTTCTACCGTCTTCCGAAAGGCTCGAAAATTCAGGGTCGGCAGCAATCACACGGTCAAAGAAACCGCGCTTAACCTCCAATTTAGCCGCATCTGAAAGCGACTTGTATTCAGGATCGCGGGTTATGTCGTGCCATTGAGCCATAATCAACGATTACCGGCTGGAACGTATTTATTCAAGAGGTTTTGGCCTTTGGTTAAATCTTCAGCTGGAATATCCATTCTTTCAGTCATCGGCATTTTAACCAAATTGCGTTTGCGAACAAACTCGTTGGCCCATTCACGAATCAGTTCGTTGTATGGAACATCCTGCGAGCCAACCATGCCCAAGAGAGAGGTTCTTCCCGACCCCGGCTGTGAGAAAGCCTTGCCGAACACGGGAAGTCCGGCGTCAATCAGAGCCTTGTTGGAAAGAGGAATTCTCGGCAATTCACCAGTCTCGGCATTTGGAGCGCCATCAGGATCGGTAACAAGCTGACCGCTGGCAATCTGGATGGCTAACTGTTCAAGCGGCTTCAGTTTGGAGCCGGGTAGGGGCTTGTCAGGGAACTTGGAAGCCAGCTTCTTCTCAAGATCATCTTTTGCGGTCGTCCAAGCCTCGTTCACTTTGGACTCCTCATCCTTGACCTTCTTTCGGTTTTCCAAGAAAGCCGCCTGCTCAGTGACAGGGATTCTTACCAACTCTGCATCCAAATCAACTTCTGGAGCCATTTCAACTTTTGCGACAGGGGTGGGGATTGGCGCAACTCCTCCGGCTTGAGGAGCAACTTCCGAACCAATAGCGGGCTTAGGGCCAAGCTTGGATAAGATGCTTTGCCGAATGGTGTTTTTCTTTTCAGCCATGTCCATTGCGATCTGAACAGGATCATCAACACCCTCTGGAGGGATGTAATTTTCATCAAATCCAGACCAAGCCTGCTGGACAAGCTTATCCACATAATCATCTCCAGTGTGAGGTTTTTTGCTCTGAAAAACCATCTCCTCAAACTCAATCGGAGAATACATCTTATTGCGGTCAATCTTAGCGAGAGGAATCCCTGCTTTAACGAGTTCGCCATGCTGTTTTTCGCGCTCTTCATCCAGTTGAACCTGCGTCATTGCCCCGAGAGGATCGTTGGCAAATTGAGGCGTCTGGATGAGGTTGAAAAACCTCTCCCGGCTTTGCGGAGCGAGACTTTTTGCCAAGCTGGGGGCGAGTGTGGAAGTGGCTTTCGACGGCTGAACCATCTGTGCCATGTTCGCAAACTGGTTGAAATTGCGGCTCAAAGCCAGTCCGGGGCGCTGTTTGAACACATTTCCGATGTCAGCGCCAGCTTCGAGGTCTGCTATTGCGGCAGCTTCTAGCTCATTGGATTGGCGTTCTCTTTCGCGTTGAGCCTGCTTGTCAGCAAGGTCTTCCATTTGCTCAGAGAATTGCAATTCTTCTAGCGCATTCTTTCTAAATGCTGGATCAAGATCATACCAATTCTTTTCAACTGGCCGACCATACAAAGTTGGAGTGGGCATCGTGTTTTTAGCACGCGGTAGGCCCATGCCAAAAACTCGGGAAGCAGGTGTGGATTTGTAAGGTTCAGCCATATCAGAGAGAAACTAATCCGGGTTGCGTCCATCCTGTGCCAAAGCATCCGCCCATCACGCCCCAGTTGATAAAAGAGGTTGATGGGATGCCTCCGCCACGGGAGTATTTGGCTTCTTGATTGAGGAGATTGATGCAGCGCGCCCAGTTTTCCTCGGCCTTCTGACTGTCGGAGCCATCCTCAAACTTCCATGCCCAAAATCCAGCGCGAAGGGCAGGAATGTTGCCGGGAATTACCCAGTCACTCTCATTACGCATACGGATAAAACGACGCTGACAGATGAGACGGATAGCATTCTCTGCCTGACCTGTTTTGTAGCGACGGTAAGATGGACGGCTTTCGCCGGGGTAATATGAGGAGAGCAGGTTGTTTCCAGCATCATACAGGCTCCAAGAACGCTGCATAACCGTGGATGGATCAGGAGTAGCCTGAATGCCAGTGACTTCGCTGAATGAGTTTGTGGTATTTACAAACGGAGCCGTGCAAGTCACCAATTCGCCAGCAAGGCCATCGTTGTCAAAAATCTCAACGCCATTGTTGTTCCCGAAAATGCGAATTTGCTTGCCGTCATCTGCTGCGTTTGTGACGATTTTGAGGATGCCAGCGGTTTGAATATCAGCTTGTGTGGCAAAACCATCCCCCATGTCTATGAGCACGCCAGACCAGTTAAGCGAGTCTTGAATCTCGCCGGGACCGTTAATCATGTAGGTGTGAAACTGCGTGTAAGTCAACGCAGGCATCCGGTTGTAAGTCATCGCCAGCACAGCCTCAAACTCGTAGGGCAGCGTGATAAATCCGTCAGAACTAGGAAAATCCACCTCCAGAATAGCACCTTTCCATTTCCCCGACTTAGTAATGCGCTCGCACACCTCGTTGAGGATTTGAAGGAAACTTGCTTCGCCAAACTGCGGCTCAAGCTGCTGCCGAACGTCGGCTACTGTGAGTTGGGTGTTCATC